TTTCTAATTCCATTATAGGTTTCTCTTCCCATGATAGCTACTTTTACTAAGTTTCCCCATTCTCCTCTACTGTTAGCTATAAAAGAAAGTTGAGATCCCACCTCTGGTCTACCAACATTAAAAGGTAGATCCTCAGTTGCGAATTCATCTGGATCTTCTGATTCAAAGTCCGATAGTACAAATGCTCCTGATAATGGTGGTGTGGCATATGGAGTTAAAGAACTTCCAGCACTAGGAGTTAAAGTTCCATATGCACCAGAGAATGTAGCAAGAGGAGCTAATACTCTTGTACAATATAAGTTATTTCCAAATTGTAAAAATCCTACAGAAGACATAAGATCTTCATATGTATTGTCTTCTGGTACACCAAAAATATCTGTTAACTCATCGACACTATTAACTAGTTGTCTTTTTAGTTCTGGCCCTTTCCATGTATTCCTCAAAACACTCACACCTATGGAGGTTGCTACGGCAGGGATAGTAGTTGTAAGATCTATTTCATTTACATCTACTAATGGTGAAAGGTATTGTGTCATAATTTTTTCTCCTCCTGTCAATCGGTTATGTACCGATAGCTTTTCTGAATTATTGAAGATACTACTATCCTATGTTATTTATAAGATGTAGAAGTACTTCTTCTAATACTATTTATATTTTTTTAGTGATTTTGAAGAAAATATAAGGTTTTATGAGATATCTGGTTTGACAACTAAGAAGTAATCATATGAAAAGCTTACAGTACTTTCTAATGATACATCACCTTCCCTTGTACTAAAAGAAACTTCTCCTAAAGTACTGGGCCAGATGTCTATAAATCGAAGTTCAATTACTGGTACTCTGTAGTTTGTAGTAACTACCAAACTGGCATCTACGGCATATTCTTTATGTAGTTCTGCAATTTTATTGAAGTTATTATTTAAAAATGACATCCAATCGAAAAGTAATTTCCAATTTGCTAAATTAGAATCCACAACATAACTAACTAACCAAGTATCAAACTCCATAGGTATTAAGCTACGTTTTGTTTTATTTCCTTGCCAACGAAGTTCTTCTTCTGCCATTGATATACTAGGTATAACGGCAGAAAAGATATTCATCATAAATGGATTATTAGCTGATATTGTTTCCTCTGTAGGAAGTTTTGGAAATATTAACTGAAAATTCGTAGGTGTAGCTTTATCTAGATTAGTTAAACCTGATTGTCCACATGATATAGTCATTCTTTGTCCTTATTTTTAATCTTTGTTGTTGTTTTATCTCCGCTCTAACTAGAGCGGTTCTGCGCTCTGTCATGGTTCAAAGAGATTGTATTTTATAATTAAATCTCCATCCTCTATCTTACCTCTTAGGTCTATGAAAGTTCCTTCCCCCGAAGCTCCAGAAGTAAAGGTAGAAGTATTATCTCCAACGTATTCACAAAAGGCATTTGGATTTGTAAACAGTCCAGCAAAGATCTTACCAACCAGTTTACTTGTCTCTACAGGCTTGAAGAACCATGTCTGTAATTCAAAATCCAATGTATAGTTAATTACTCTATATTCTTCATCTGCCATTTCATGACTTATTTCTGGAGTAGCACTTCTGAAAATTACTTTAACATCAAAATCTAATCCCAATTCTTCTAATCCAACTCTTATGAAAATATGCGGAGCAAAAAATGGAAGTATTTGTTCCATAATTTGATCAATATCTACCATATGTAAAGTCCATATATTCATAGTAACTGTAAGATTATATGGAATAGGATGTAAATATTTCTGAAACTCTTCCGTATCTGTACTAGCTCCTTTACATATCTCAAAAAATCCATTTACTGCTCTATCAGCCGCCCAATCAATAGAAGATATCCATGCAGTTATCATAGGAAGCATTTGATCATCCTTTCTTTCTTTCAACCAATAGTAAACCTTTTCTTTTACGGATAACTTTATTGGTACTTCAACATATTTTTCGATTGCTTGACCATCTGGAGTATACCTAGCAATCTTTATATCATTGAAAGCATCTAAAAATTGTATCAATGTTTTTCTGAAAACATTAAAAAAGAAATAATCTTTCATAGTTACCTTTTACTGAAATGTATAGTTTGTACTCTCTTAAATTCTTTTGCAGAAAAATACTTCACTATATATTTACCTTTTAGTTTTTTATCAATCCCTTCTTGTAGTTTAATCCAGCGTTCTACTCTTTCTTTAGCCCAATCATCCCAAATACTTTTTGGATCTTCTTTATATTTAGCTACGGTTTCTTTATCCGCTTTTTCTAAAATATAAAGATATGATTTCTTAGGAACTTTTAAAATTTTTGTTTTAACTACCCATTCACCTTCACTTCCATAAATTTTCTTTATTCTTTCAAATGCCAGTTTGACTATATTAGAAAATTCTGAATCTGATATCTTATCGAATATCTCTTCAAAACCACCTTCTCTAGAAAATTCTGAACTACCCCATTTTTTTTCTTTTTTTTCTCTATCAGATATAAACTTATAAACCTTTCTAAAAAATTTTATATAATCTTTGACTCCATTAATTTTAGCGGTTTTGACCATTGGAGCATCTGCCATTGTTTGATAAGGAGCGGAATAATCAATATCATATTTTGTTATATATCCCTTTTGTGCCAGAACAAGAAATATATGTTCATTTAAATTAAAAAGTACTCCTCTGTTATCTTGCCCTTCTTGTCTTTGATACATTCTTCTCAACCACTTCATATTATTACTTAGCATATAATGAGGGTTATCATATAGAAATCTGGAGATTTTATTATTTTCTACTACTTCTTGACCATTCATGACTAGAAGTATATCTCTTCCTGCTCCTATCCATTGAAATGTTAAATCTCCAGCGTCACTAATACCAGTCAATCCATTTAATTCCATCTTCTCTAATTGCTTTAAAGTTTCAAATGCCTTATCGTCATATCCCCACTCCATAGCAACTCTGAAAACTCTAGGTACATCAACTGGTTCAAATGATTTTTCTGTTATGTATTGTTTAAATCTCATTTACAGCAACTTCCTCCGCACTTAGGAGGTTCTTTTTTACTTGCCTTTTCAATCCATTTTAGAAATCTCTTCCACCAATTTTCTTTTTTATTCTTCTTCACTCTTATCTCCAACAAACTCAGAAATCTTTTTAATTTCATAATCTTTTACATTTCTAAATTCTTTTCTCATTAGTTGGTTTGCTGATAATTGATTTTTAACGTAAAGAGGAGATAGATTCATTTCTGCTGGAAACAGAATAACCATTTTATATCCTTTTGCTTTCATTTTCATTGCAATGCCTTTTTCATCTTCATAAGATCCAGGCCCACCTACTGCTTCATCTAATTTAAATCCTTTTAACGCTTTTTCTAAATACTCATTCATTGTAGTCATTTTATTTTCTCCTTATTTTCCTTTTACTCTAGATATAGCAGTAAATTTATAAGCTACTTTATTCCACTTATTTATTTCTGCTTGTTCATGCCCCTTTACTGTAAAATCAATTTTTTTCTTGTCACCTTTTTTAAGATTATTTCTACCAAAGTGTTGTAATATGTTTCCTTCTTCATCTTTCATTACAGTTATAGAACTTTGACCAAATCTTGTTTCGAAAAAATGTTGACGTACAACTTCTACTTCAAGATCTTTTACTCTTTCACCAATAACTCCTATATATCCGCTTTTATTAAGTTGTGCTATGTCTGCTTGAATCTTCTTCTTTTGATTCATATCTTCTTGAGCAACTATTTCACGAAATGCTTCTACTTCATCATTTTCTTGACGTGTCCATTCTTTTTTAGTTTTACTAAGATCTATTTGAGATGCATGTCCACCATCTGAGTAGGTAAATCCATATTTATACTTTTCTCTTACACCTACATCATCAATAACATAACCCCATTCTAAACGTCTTGTGCCTTGTCCAGCACCTCTTTTACCAAATACCATGTAGGCATTTATTTCTACAAGATATTCACCTTTTTTAACACCACTAATCCCTCTCATCTGTTTTACATGAGATCCGCTACTAAATATAGGATCTTTACCTTCACCTATTCTTCGATCATATCCCCAACTCTTTGTTAAAAACCATCTTTGCTTAGTGCTTTTCCATATACCATTATTAGATTTTATAAGATTTTCAAGAGTACGATGATTATCTGAATCCATATTTGAAGAGTATCCAAATGTTCCACCACCTTCTCCTATATATTTTTCTACTAAATCCATATTTACTCTTTCCCCTTATGCCTTTGCTTTATTACCTATAGCTTCTCCGTATTTTTTACCCATACTAAGAAGAGTCTTAACATCTAATGGAATATATAATGCTTGCATTTTTAAACTTGGATCTGTTAACATTACTTGTCCATGTCTATGATGACCATCTAAAATATATCCTTCTTTAGAAACAATGATAGTGGTTTTTAAAACAGGAGAACCAGCTTTAGGTGCGCCAAATTTTTTAATGTTATTGACTAACTTCTCTAACCATAACTGACCTTGTAACGGTTTTAGTTTATTTGCGGATATTGATGTCCACTTAGCAGGAACTTTATCATCATTAGGATCACCGTCTTTTTGACCTAACTTTACCCATGTTTCTCCTTCCTTTTTAGATATTTCTGCATATTTACTTTTATCTAGAGCAAAAGGTTTGAAGATATCAATAGATCCACTTTTTAATCTCTCATCAAATTTCTTCATATCTTCTGGTTCAATAACAGGCATTTGAATTCTTGGAATATCTAGAGCTTCTTTCTTGTATAGATCTTGAAGTCTCTGATAATTTTTATCAAAATTAGGAATAGCTTTATCTAGTTCCTCTTTGCTTCCGAAAACATTTTCAGCGTATGCTCTAGCCTTATCTAATGGAACTTTAGCCACGTTTAAAGTTTTACTTCCTTCTTCTGTTAAATAATTTTTAAATCTCATATATAAATCTCCTACTATATTTTTTTTATTTCTTGTGGTGTTACAAATTTTTTCATATTTTTACCCAATAATCCTTCCCTTGCTAATCTTTTTACTAGTGCTTTCTGCCATATATTCAAAACATCTTCTCCATAGCGAACCACACCACTTGCTACTCCAACTAAAGACTGGTACATTGTAAATAAATCAACTAATGTTAATTTATCCCATTGTTTTTTATTAGAAGCTTTTAATTGCTTTATTGCATGTATTTGTGCATCTATTTCAAAGTGAGTCATGTTTACATCTTTTTTATGTAGTAATATGATTTCTGGTTTTTGTAATTCCCATGCTGTTTTTGTTGTTTTTGTTAGATAAAAATTATGTAATGAATCAGATATCCAATGAGATAACTCATGTGCCATTGTTGTTTTTGCTCTTTCAGGTTTAAATTCACCTGAGAATCTTCTTAATTGTTCTGTTGGAATAAAACTAATATCAAAAGTTGGGCCTGAATCACGTACCAATTCTATGACTTGTTTATTAAGAGACATTTGAATAAATTTATCTTGTGGTATATAAAAACTCCCCCTATCAAATACTCCTATAACAATTTTTACCGGATTAACTTCATGTGCCATTTTAGCATCTTTACCTTTTAGTTTTGAACTATCTGTTGAAAACATAATAGGATTTTTTAATATTCTAGTTAATTCTATCTGTATAGATTTTATTTGATCCATTAATTTTGGATCTACAGTTGCTTTAGCGGCATGTTTTGATAAATTAACATTTTTAAACATATCAAAAAGTGGTTTATATGCTTTATTATATAAGAAATCAATGTCTTTAGATATATCAAATGTCTTTTCAAGTAATAGCTCTTCTTTTAAATATCTTTTAAGTCTCATATTATTTATTATTTAGTATCCGTAAATTTTAGTATCTATATTAGAATTATCACCATAGTCGAAAATTTCATCACTTTCCTCTTCTAGTTCTTTATTATCTCCGTATGCAGTTAACGGAGTAGTAGTAGTATCTAAATCAATTGGTGGACTTGGATCTCTATTAAATCTTGAAATTTCTTCTGCTGATTCAGACTCTTCGCTAAATCTGTAAGGTTTAAGTACAAATCCCCAAATCATTTTTTTCAGTTGGAATATCTTTTCTTCTTCTGTTACGTCTGCTATTTCATAAGCTCTATTATTCCATATAGTAATTATAGCATCCCCAGGTTTCGGATGATATCCAGCACTAACATCTCTAGTCAAAGTTAATTTAGGAATGGATGCAAATGAAATTGTTTCTTCCGAGTATATACCAAATCCAGTAGTTAAAGTAGGTTCTTCTGTAGGCTCATATATTAACCTTGTATCTTTTGGCTCTAAATACCTTGTACGTGTAGATTCACCATAGAAGTAATCTTTTTTTACTCCTTCATCTCTTATATAATATAGACATCGTATTCCTGAAATATCCGTAAACTCTACAATTACTGATTCGAATAGATCATGTTCTACGTTATCTTGTAACTGATGAAGATCCCATTTTGGTCTTATTAATTTTCCTGATTTCATTTATCCTGCTAAAAGTTTTTTTTGTGTTTCCATGACTAGTGAAAGAGCTTGTTCTATTAGTTCCATTCGTTTCTCAAGTTTTTTATAATCACTATTATTTTGCACATTAACATTCTGAGTGTTATCCTGCAATTTTCTGTTTTTAGCTTCATTAATTCTTTGTTGCATATCAGAATCAAATTGACTATAATCTGTATAAGGATCATCTTGAAAATTATCCTTATTTACTTGTTCACCTAAAGGAGTAGCTGGTTTTTCTACTGCTCTAGTGATTTCTGATACATTTGGTTGTGGTTGAGCTATATGAATGGGTTTATAGGCACTCCCATCTTTAAACATTTGCTCATATTTTTCTAAAATTTTACTATGCTCCGACATATTATTTCCTCCTTTAATTAGATTCCATTTTAGTTAATCTAGTGTAATAATCAGGTAATTCTGCTAAATGGTCTAAGGCTATACGTTTAGCTACAGCTTTGTTTTTAGTATGTTCCATTTCTACTTTAATTCCCATATCCAATTCTTTTTTATCAGCGTCCTTCTCTGTGAACTTCTTCTTCTTTGCTTCTCCAGTTCCCAAGATAGATCCCAAGATAGAATAAATATATGCTTCAAATTTATGTTCATCAATGCCTAGTTTATTAGCAAGAGCATGAATATCTTCATCTGGTGGACTAGGGTTATCTGCAAAAAAATCCATTATAGCAGAATATATTTTTTCATCTTTTTCTGATCCTTCTCTTATAAAGTCTCCGAATGTTCTATTCATATTTATCTCCTCTTAACCCCAAAGTATGGGATATCCTTCCCATACTTCTTCTAATCTTAAAGTTTCTTCAAGTTTTTCTTTTTCTGTTATTCCTTCACTAATCAAATCCGCTCCATCTAAATCAATTCCAGCATTACCTATAGAAGTAAATCCAGCAAACTTACTTCTGATCCTACCTAAAATTATTTTACATTCTGCAAGTGCATAGTCAAATATCCAATCGGAAACAAAAAAATTATCATTTTGATTTCCACTACGTAAGCTATCTTCTCTTCTCTTCCAAGGTTGTGCTATACGATTATCAGTTTCCATTCCCGAATAATGACTACCTTCTATCATAAAGCTTCTTACAAGGATGAACCCTGGAGAATCTACAGTAGTAGTAACAAGAGTTCCATCACATTCTCTTCCACTTACAGGAACTTCCATAGAGTTACCACACGGAGGAGGTGGATGTACTTCTAATTGATTAGAATATGGATGATATTTGTAATTATATGAAGTTGGAGTATACCTATCTATAGTTTTTAAATAGTCTAAAGATAAATGATAGCTGACAAAACTATAGTCATATCCAGTAGCCCATACCCAATTATATACCCCTCTATTAAGTAGGTAGTTATCTATGGTAAAAAGTGTATTTACTCCCCCCCATGCCGCTCCTCTATCGTCATAATCAACTATGGTTACTACTCCTACTGGTAAATCATAAAACACTTTTCCAGCAGAAAGTAAAACCGTAAAAAAGGTTTCAGCAGTAGCTTGCCCTGCCGCCCACTTAATCCATTTATCTCTAGCATAGTCAATAGCATCAAAGATTTGTTGAGGATCAAGCTCTACTTTTATTACTGGATATCCTAATCTTCTTTTTATTCTTTCAGCTAAATCGGCTTTTGGTTGTCTAATGTCTAGTGCCATTACTTCTCCTTATCTTTTCTTAGGATATTTTATAGTTCCGTCTGGATATACTTCCGCTGGATTTCCTTGTTTATCCATCATTCCTACATATTCTACTTCCCATATTACAATATGAAACCCCTTTTTTACCATATCTTCTACTACTTCACCTGCGTTTTCACCTGCGTTTTCACCGGCGTTTCTTTTGTTTAGATGGGTTCTGAGATTTTTTAAATCCTCCTTCGTTTTTTTTCAATTGCTCTTTTTCTTTTTTAGTAAGCATAGAAGTTGATACATATCCATGTTTGTCTTTTAATTTTTTCATTTTATGTTTAAGAAGTGATTTTACTTCTGCTTCAAATACATCTAGTTTATCTACTATGTCCATTGTTTTATCTTCTCCTAAAAAGAAATACTCTTCCTATATTATTTATATATTTTTAATCCCAAAGTGATGATTTTGTTAGCCAACTCCAATCATCTATATCATCTTCTATATCTGAAAGGATTCCCCATGCATCAGTTTCATCCATTTGACCTTCTTTAAATTTCCAATCTTCTTCTAATATATTCATTTGGAAGATATAAGTAGCCCAAAATAAAGCACAAACTAAATCATCTGGTTTATCTTTACCGAAAAATTTATTCTTTTCTTCTATGAATGATCCCAATTGCTCAATAGTTTCTTTATCTATTAATTTTACGCTACCATCTTCTATTAACTTTTTCATTAGAAGTACTGCTTTCGGTTTAGTATCTTTTTGTGAGCGCACACCAAGACTTTTTTCTTTACTACCAGAATTGACTAGGTTTTCATTTTCAAATGTCCACCATAATTGAGATATAACAGCCGATCCTTCACCATTATTTTCACACATGATATAAGCATTATTGAAGTAATACGATAGCTTATTAATGATTTGTGCGAACTCATAGACATCTGTTAAGTTATTTTCAAATACTCCTACTTGAACAAGTTCTACAGGAGTTACTGATTCCACTCTTAATATTTGTATACCGGAAGAATTTTCTCCTGTTCCTTTGGCTGGATCTACTCCTAAAATATATTTTGCTCCATCTCTTGGTTTCTCCCATAGTCTAAGTCTATCCTGTAGATCATAGAAAATAGGATCTTCATGCATACTGAGTAAAGTTCTTAAACATTCTGGATGAATGACTGTATTAGTAGATCCTAAAAATTTACAAGCATATTCTTGATTAAATGCTTGTAATCCCATATTAGCAATTTCTTGTTTAGCCCATTTCTTATCACGTCCTGGAACTTTATCCCATATGACTTTATAAGGTTTGAAGAAATTGTCTCCTACTTGTGCTTGTGTCCATAATCTATGAAAGATATTGAACATACCATTAGGAGTAGAAATAATTATGAGTTTGGATTTTTTTGAGGAAGATATTGTAGGATAGTTAGCCGCCCAAAATTCTTCTGCTTGATTACTAGGCACAAAAGCAAATTCGTCACAAATAACCATGTTCATAGGCCAACCTCTAAATGCATCAGAGGTAGTAGCAGATATGATCATGTTTGTTCCATTATCGAAATGCACAGAAGTCTTTTGGTATTCAGTTACTCCAGGTTTCAACCAGACAGGAAGACCTTCATACATTCTTTTGATTGTATCTAGGATTCTTTTAGCGGAGGATTCTTTATTGGATACTATTCCTACATTTTTATTTGAATGAAAAATAGCATACCAAAGAGCGTAGATAGCTACTATCGTAGTCTTTCCAGATTGCCTGGCCCATAGCCCTACAAAAAATCTATTTCTATCAAGTAAGTCAATTGTTTCTAATTGATAATCATATGGATTAAAAAGTATTTCCCCATGATCTAATGTTACGATTTTAATATAATGACTAGCAAAGTGAAGAATATCATCTTTACATTTCATTAACTCTGATATATGTTCTGGAGTATATTCTAATTCCTCATTAGGACGTTTAACATAATCATCATATCGTATAGCCATAAAAAAACCTCACATAATTATTTACTATACTTATTTATATAATTATGTGAGGTTATTTCAAAAAAATGGCAGGGATAAGAGGATTTGAACCCCTACGGATATGATTTGGAGTCATTCCGACTCAGCCAACGCTTATCCCTATGATGGTGATGGTAGGGGGAATCGAACCCACCGTACCAAGCTTGAAGGGCTTGTGTCCTTTCCATTTTGGACTATACCATCTACTGGATCTCAAAGTCTTCTGGAAAAAAAGTAATATCAGCCGCTAATTCTTTTACACATGAAGGACATAGAGAATCTTTATTAACTGGATCTCTCTGATTACAGAATTTATCATGTTCATGAGGAATTCTATGGTGACATTGCATAACACATTTATTTGATTTAGGACATTGCCATAAACTTTTTTCCATTTTATTTTCGATATATTCTATTATTTGATCATTATGAATTAACATTTATTTCCTTCAAAGAGCCAGATAGAGGAATCGAACCCCTGATACCTTCATTACAAGTGAAGTGCCTTTACCTACTTGGCTAATCTGGCTTATTCTATATCTAGTTGTCTATTTATAGTTTCTTTATCAATTTTTTTTATATGTTTCAATATCCAATTGAATATCTTCTTGATAATACTTTTCAAATATCTCATTCAGACCTCCTAGTTGCGATAATAAGAGCATTTTTCGGTGAAAGCACATTCTCATCCACAATTAACCTCTTCTGTCCTTCAACAAGGTCTAAGAGGTATACACACCATGTTAAATAATCCCCTACCTTTTCCCTTATTACATCAGGAAGAGAATACTTAAATTTATCTCCACTACAGCAAGGCATAAGAATTAAATGATCTGCTTTTGACTTATTGTAGATCTCAATAATTCTTTGAGCTAATCCCCTACATGGATGGACTCCGATAACAATAAAATCAGTCATAGGGTAAATAGCCCTATGTTGGTGAGTCATATGCTCCCATCTTTCCTTGTAGATATTGCTCTTGACGTACATGAAGCGTCTTATCTTAGACCATTGCCTATCCCGAACCCTCTTATCTATAGCGTATGAATGGATATTAGGATAGAGGAAAGAAGCAATTGCACTAGTCAAAGCATTACCAGCGCAAAAATCGAATAGATAAAACCTTTGATCTGGTTGCTTAAATACTATTCTACGGATCTGCTTCATTACTGCCATTGATTCAGTAATTTCTTTCTTCCTGCCTGATATCGGATTCAGAATATCAAGGATATCTTGATAGCAATTTAAACTAAAGAACTCATTTATGTATTTATTTGAAGTATCCAAATTCTTTTCCTTTTATATATTAAAATGGGATATCATATCACTCCAACTAATCATTGAATATCTTGAATGATCCTTTTGTAGATCTGCAAGAACCTCACAGTCATATTGAATATCTACGGAGCCATTGATAGCAACGGCATCTCCCATAGCAACTACAGAGCCGTAAATAACTTTCGATCCACCACCAGACAATACAATATCATTAGCTACGATAATAAGACCATGCCAGTCAAGATTTCCAGCACAATCAAAATCTCCGTCTACTACCAGAATTCCATAACCAGTAAGATTAGTTATTTTAACATTGCCAGTTACAAAGATAATTCCAGTATCATCTTCACTAGTGATAATATCAGTAGCTTCTACTTTACCAGATACAGGAGTCATTACTTGAGTAGCACTTTTTAAAAGATTATCTCTCATAACTGGATATGGATACATTCCACCACTTTCTTTTATAACGGAAGTATCTCCCATATCACCACTATAATCAATTGTTCCTCCTGCAACATCAAACATGATATCTGGAACATCGTCACAACTGGAGCCAGCTTTAGCTTCTCCTATAATACTACCCGATACGCCATTTCCATTTACATTTGAATCAACACGCAAAGCGGCATCAGGCATTGCAAAAATCCAATTATATTTAAATACGGCTTTAATATTATGTCTTCCCCCACGTATATGAGTACCTTCACTATAGGAAATTTCATAAGGCATACCAGTAGTAAAGTTTTTCTCATTAAGGTAATCTCCGTTTTCATCCCCCCATAATACAACCTTCTTTATACCATCGGCAGGATCTATTTCAGTTACATGTTTTATTTTAACGGAGAAGTCATTCCCTTTCATAAAGTTTGGATTTATTACATAATCACTTTTTTCAAATGTTCCAAGAAAAGAAACATCTTTATAATCGGATTCTTCTAAGTTTACTTTTAACCAAAGAGGAGATAAAGATATGCCAGATTCAGCGGCATAAAAATTCTTCTTCATTATTTCTCCGTTAACTGCCATATTCAAATTAAAAATAGAAAGCTTAATACTGGTAAGACCTAGAATAGTCATAGTTACCAATATTAACATTGTAACGAAAATTATTGAAATTCCCCTTTCATTTTTTAACATTTTACTATCCTTCCTAGTAATATTTGTTAAGATTGACTCCATGAGTTTTTTCCCACTCATAGCGTTTTTTAAAATTTGATTCTCCAATATCCCAAATATAGGCGTATCCACCACCTTTTAAATTAATTATAATTTCATTTATTTCATTTTTTTCTTTTACTTCTTTTAATTTTCCAAGTTTTATTAAATTTTCTTGTTCTCTTTTAAGGGCTTGATATGCTTCTTGGACAAAGGCAAAATGTTTTTCTCTTCCTCCATGATCTGGATGATATTTTTTACAAAGAATTCTCCATCTCCGTTTTAACTCTTTAGGAGGAAATACGGATAAAGAAGTTTCAATTCCAAATGCTTTTTTATATTGTTCTAAGCCGCTATACATTCTTCTTCCTCTGTTTCGTTTTCGCCTTTTTCCCTTATGGCATCTTCGATACTATCTTCAACTTTGCAAAGAAAATGATCTGTTTGAGTTTCTTGAGATTTATAAGACCAGTCACAACCTAAGATAACATTTCCATTGCAATTTAAATATAAGGTTCCTTCTCTTATTTCTACTTCATCATTATAAATTTCATAGGTTAGAGATTCACCTATATTATTTCTTTCTCCAATCCAATTACTTAATGCTCTTCCTTCTGCAATTACTAAATTTATCTCCCCTCTTTTTCCTACTGAAATTTCTTCTTCATCAATTCCTTCATCATAAAGACCGTTTTGAAGATGATAAATAAAATCTTCTCTTTGAATTGCATTAGATTCATGATATTTGTCATTTGAAACTTCTATCCCTGAAATATCATTTTCAGTACAAAGATTGTGAAGTCTCCAAATTGTTCTAGGTAGTTTACTTCTCCATTTTAACCCATTTGTAACTATATACCAATTTCCTACTTCTACATTATATTCAAAACATAAATCAATAAACTCATTGATCATATTTAAACCGCTAGGCAAAGTAGGTTCACCACCTGTAAATGTCACACAATTAATATAGGATGTTTGTCTAAGTAGGTTTCTTAAATGCTCTTCCTTCATGGTTTTATTTTGTGCTTCTCCACGTAGGCAATGAGCGCATTTCATATTACATCGTCTAGTTACTTCAATGACTATATCCCTGATATTCATTTTTTACTCCATATGGGTTTTTATAAATGATAAAGGAACATGTTGATTGAGATCGAATAAAAGCATTTTCTGAATTACTTTAGCTTTTTCTTCTTTAGTGCCAGTTAGATCTTTAGCTAATTGCTTTATTCTTTCTTCCATTTTAATATTCCTCTGGAGTTATGATATGAATTGCTGACCCACTAGTTGAATCCAGGCAAGCCCAAAGTTTAAGATTTTTCCTTCCAAGTTTGCAAGTAAATTCTACAAGATCAGAACCCCTTTCCGCTTTACGGATTGCATGTCTGGCAAGATTCAACACATCCCAAAGTCTACCATTATAATCTTGAGTAGAATTTTTCGGAGGAGTACAAGCGTGATGGACGTTTATAGAAATTCGATATTTCCAAGACATATCACATCCTACTTGAAAAATCTGGTTTGCCATTTCTGTAACGTCTACTAATATTCCATCATCAACCGCTTGATTTGCCGTATAGGAATAAATTACTTCCATTGAATCATTTTTTGCATCTTCTTGTCTTCCAAGTTGTTTTGGATCGCTCATTTTTTCTCCTTAAAACAATCATATCAAAAGATGATTTAAATGTCAAGAATTATTGTGTAGCTAACATGGTTGCATTGGCTGTTCCCCTTCTTACTCTTTCAGCCAAACGGTAAAGATCCTCTAAATCCGGTTTCGTTCTCTTCATCAATTCTTCAACTTGCCAATTGTTTGTTTTTACAGAAGGATCACCAGAAAGATATTTTCCAAAAAGCGTGTTTGTTATAAAGAGTGCCATATCAAGTTTTAACATTTTTATCTCCTTTTTTATTGTTTATAATTCATTATATCTTGTATAATAAACTATGTCAAGCATTATTTTTACGCATAATATCCTGTGTATGCAAGATATATGCCAATATGTTCACGAAACGAATTTCGTGAACATATTATAAACTATTGAATTTATTAGGATTGTTGTTCTCTGCTTGTAACTTTTGGAGCGGAACTAGGAACATAAGGATTTTCAGATTTATATGATTTTGTAACTTTGTTTTGAATAGTGCTTAAATAAACATCATCACCCCATAAATAGGCTATATGAGCAAGCGTCTTTTGTGTATACTCTGGATCAAGATCCATTCCAACATGCCTATGTTCAAGGTATAATTTTCTTCGACCATCAGATATTACTATTTTAGGGATTCCAGAATGAGCGAAACTTTTTATTATCAATTTTCGAACTTCCTCTTTAGTTTTATCAGTAACAACAATCTTTTCAGAGTAAGGATCTTTTTGCTTGACATACAGATAAAGCTCAAGATCTCTAACAAGCTCATCAGTTAAAAAATTTTGCATGAAGAACCAATCATTATGAGTCCTTAGAGTTTCAAACATTTTTTCTCTACCTAACATATCTTTAGTATCCCACTCTTTTCTTGTTTTCATATCTGGTTCTTGTTCATAAGCTTCTCCAAATCTACCTTTATCATATCGGTCTACAAGATCATACCACATTTCACTACCTATCAAATAAGGATTCATAGAGAATGGATTTTTAGATTTGACTAGTGCATTGGTATAATTATATTCAGCGTGTTCTTCACTAGTCAAAAGATTTTCATTAAAAAGTTTTCTTAATATAAACTCATGCCAGTAAGTATTATGATTTATAAATCCTTGAGCGATATAATGATTTCCATCTGGAATATGCCAATCATAATTTATAGATTTTCCAAATTCTATACCAATTATTTTACAAGTATCTTCTAATGGATATTCCCATTTTAAAGAATCTATGGCTTCTTTTAATAATTTAATTTTTTTAGAATCCGTAAAAAGAATTTCTTTATAAAATATCTTCAAACATTTACCTTTAGATATTTTTAATTGATAGCAATCTTCATATCCTTCTTTTTTATTAATAGAAAAAGATCCGTATATACCATAATTAAGTAAAACAATAACTAATTGTCTTATTAATTTTTCTGATTTACTAGTAAATATTAATTGTCTTTGATATTTACCATTATAATATATACATCCATCTCCATCAAATAAACCAGCAATAAAATGAGAAACTATATTTTTAGGACTTTGTAAAATAGACCAAGGAATTTCCTTATCTTTACTTTTTCCTTTATTCAATCCTGCTTGATATAAAAAATCAATAATGGGAGTAGAATGAACTTTAATATCTTTTGTATCACTATTTTCTCTAGGTTCTATTTCTACTTTTTTATTAAAAGTAGATTCGATAATACTTTTTATTAATTCTAAATATACATCATTTTGATTTGTAAATTGAAATCCTCTAGTTAGATTGGTTCCTTCTGAAACTAAAGAACCAAGTAAATATGCTATATCTTTATTTATTTTTGTAGGAATATTAACTTTTTGAGTTCTTGAAAATTGTTGTCTTTGTAAACAAGAATCAATATTAATTTTTATTAAATTATTAGGCCAAATATTTAATCCTGTAGCTATAAAAACATTATCTCCAATTTTCAAATCTTTTAAATGAATATCCTTTTTAGAATTATTAACTTTAACTAAAATTCTATGTAATTCTGCTCCTTCTATTTCTAAACCAATATTCGTTTTTATTTTTACTGTAGGAATTTCTTCTGTTACACATCTTTTGTCTATATTAACTAATTTATTTTCTATACCTACAACCTTATTACAGTATTGAACAGCTTCTTCTATTTTAACAAATCCATTTTCTGTAATAACAAGAGAATTTGGAACTATACATGCAAACCCTTCATTCATGTACTTTGTTTTTACGTGGGGCCAAGTGTATCTTCCCTGATATCGTAATATTTCAAGGATATCTTTTTGCCAATCTGATAACACTCTTGAGTTATCTATAACGAAACGGAGAATATCTTCTGTAGGTTCAACTGGAATTTGATTTTTCAATTTCATCCAAAGGTTATGATTGTATAGATCTCTTTCCACTTCTGCTTCCATAGCTATTTCATTATTATCTACAAATAGATCATCGAATTCCGTAGATACTCTTTCGTGAGCTTTTTGTTTCATTTGCTTAAAAATTCTTTGTCTCTTTTCATCTTCTGTCTCTTCTGTTTCAAAAGGAGATGAATGTAAATAAATGGAATGTCCAGCGTCCACCGTTCTTTCAAGTATTTCAATTCCATATTTCCGTTCATAGTCATTGAATCTATCAGAAGCGGCAATAAATTTAGATACAATATCTTTGTCTAGTTCATCATGGTATTTGTTCATTGTAGAAAAAGAAACATGTCCTACAACATGAGCCACTACAAGAGCTTGAACAGCAAAGGTATTGTTTTTCATTAAATAAGATCTGGCAGGATTAGTAGTAATGACTACTTCCATAGGAAGACCACCTAAAGAATGTTCGTAGATGGTTTTAAGCCTTTCGTAATCTCTTCCAAATTTCCAATTAGATATTTGCCCAGGCATCCCATAAGCCATAATCTCAAGCATCTTATTTTCTGGTACAATATCAAATTCAATAGGAACAAATTTCAATCCTTCTTCTTCTGCAATTTGATATATTCTTTCTTCTAATTTGACTAGTCTTTGAAGTTCTAATTTATTCATTTAAATTTCCTTCCATAGCATCATCAATTTTTTGTATATGTTTAGATAGCTTTTCTAATTCTGGATCTGATTTTACATCATTTGGTAAATCATCCCACGCATCAAGTAGACCACCAATTAAAGGCATAACATCTTTAGATTGTTTTAATCTTATTATTTTTCTTTCATTCATTAGTTTTTACCTTCATCTTTTATTCCTAACATGTGTTTTAAAGCTGATCTGATATGTTTCTTTTGACGGATTACAGACATAAAGAAATGTTTATCATGGTTTATCCAGAAATTTCCTTCATTGTTAAATTTTCTTTCCTCAAAATTCCATTTCTTTTTCATTGCTGGCATTAAATTTGAATAGTCACCAGTAGGTTTTACTTCTATGTAACTAAACATGTTTACTTTTTCAAGAAGATCTTCTATTTTAGAAACCGTTTTTTGTTCATCAAAATCTTCACCATCGGAGCAGTATAGACTGTAAATGTTCCATTCATCAGTAGGATATTCAGTATCTATCATATGAATGGCTTTTTCAATAGCGGTATAACAGTAAGTACCACCAGTTGTTCCCCTATTAAAAAACGTATCTTCATCAACTTCTACAGCCACATCAGAATGTTGAATAAATCTAATCTGGACATGCTCATATTGACTTCTTAAAAATTCTACCATCCAGAAAAGAAGACTTCTAACTAAATACTTCTTCTGAATATCCATAGATCCAGATACGTCCATTTTGGCAATGACTACAGCATTGGAACATATTTCAATATCTTCATCTATAGTTTTAAACCTTAAATCATTATCATCTATCATGATATGTTTTTCTTGATCTTTGACTTCTCCTATAAAGACCAATTTAATTGCTTCATGTATATCAAAGTTAGCTTGTTTCAATGCATTTTGAGCGGTTTCTAAATCACAACCTGTTTCTGATACTATTGCTCCACTAAGAATAGAGTTTCTTTTAATAGCTTCAAACATGGTACGTTTTTTATGTACTCTGGACAAAGGCCCGATTTTAGAAACGGAGTTAGTAGTCCAACCTTTAGAAATGATTGTACTGTTTTTATCTTTCTCTTCTAGGTAAGGCAATCCAAGATCTTCGAACATGATTTTAAGAAGATAATCAATATCTACTTCTGTTTCTAAATAATCAGAACCCATTTGATCACCAGCACCACCAGACCCTCCACCTGTGGCTCTTTCATCCAGAATATCACCAGCTTTTTTATCACCTTGACCGACTCCAGCCACACCCTTTTTACCATATCTAAATTGGTAATCTCTTAATCCTCTTACTGGAACCTTGATAGTTCGTTTTCCATCTTTTCTAGTGATAATAGATTCTTCACCAATGACATTCTGGATGTTATCCCTAATGGCTTTATCTACTTTCTTTTGATGTCTAGCGGCATCTTTAGTGCCTTTGTTTATATTCCAAGAATCATGATAAACTATAGCCAT